GAGTTGTCTCTTCACCAGTAAAATCACCTGTTGTTGAATGTTCTATGACAACTTCCAATGTTCCGGTTACTGCTGTCGCGTGTATACAAGCCGATCCACCATTTGTTCCTGCCGATCCAAGGTTTTGGCTTGCTGAAGCACCAGTAATCGTCTCAGCTTTCAGCTCATGTATGAGCTTTACCCTCTCACGTCCAACTGATGATTGACCAGCAATCCCTATTCTCGTAGCGTCATCTTTAGTGCCCATTGTGTTGTATGATGTTTGGATCATGTTCATGGCATAACCAATCTCACCAATAACATTGCCTCCAGGCATCCACAGGATATTGCTGCCGTTGTTAACACCAGAAAGGATGTTCGACAAAATTTCGTCAATAGCTGAGGCTGCACCATCGTACATGCCATCAGCAGATAATGTTGCGTCCTTTAACCCACCAATGAATGTCTTGTCGTCGTTACCGAAACATGATGTTTCTGCAGTGTCAACAGACATTGGCGTGTCAATTTTACTCAAAAATCCAGTGATGTTATAGCCGTTCAGCAATACAAATATTGATTTACCGTGTTTAAAAGCCATGTGCTCACCCCCTTCTTAACTATTTATGATCATGGTGTTAAAATTGAGTACTTCGATATGACGCCTATTACTGTCTCTACCAAGTGGAATGATGTCACCCTGCTGTTCAATTATCAAGTAAGTCCTTTCTGTTCCAGCTGGTGTATAATTGGTTTTTCCATCAAGTGCTTTCTTGATTTTATCCCACCAATCATGCATGATTCCTTCATTTCTGTGTCTGATAGACACTTGAAAACTCGGTCTCACTATCGCTGGTTTTTGCAGAGAACTGTTCCCTCCACTGAATGTGTGCTCCGGATCAAATCCACCACTTTGTTCTACCGATATGCAGTCTTCAACGTCTGCTGTAAACTCACTTGCCACTGCTTTAGAAGGCAATCCGTTTATAGCATTTGTTATGAGAGACTTCATGTCTGCCAACAAATCCAATGCCATAATTATCAGCCTCCCTGCTCCCACAAATCGACAATTTTAATGTGACAAGCTTCAAATTCAAGCTTTATACTTGTCGGATGTGTCTGCCCGTCCTCAACCTTAATTTCAAAACCTCTCACGTTATCAACCTCATCATCATTGATGAAAATGCGCGTCTTGGTTGGATCGGGACATACGCGGATTTCAACGCTTTTTACCTTCATATCTGACCACTCCTTTCCAACGCACGTTTTACCCTGAGATTGATGTTGTTAAGTATGTTTTTGCGTCGGCGTTTAATTGGGTCTTCCAAGAACTTAGCTTTGCCAACAACATGATGTGCTTTCATGTTCTCATGAACAATGACAGCATACGTAGTTGTGATTTCACCGCTCTTGGGATTAACTTTGGTGGCAACACCACCATATCCAAGCTTAACAGAGATGTTGTTAGCACTGATCTTTGGCTCATCAACGAATCCAGAATCCCTCAAAGCACCAGTGTCAACAGGGACTTCCCTTTTAGACTCTGTCATGGTCAACTCAGCTTCGGTTTTCAAGGCTGCTGCCACTTCGTTCGGGAATGTCTTACGGAAATATTCCAAACGATTTCTTGCCTGCGACAAACCTCGTACCTGTACGTCCAAAAAATCATTGCTAGCCAACATTTCACCCCCTACTTGGTATATATGACCAGGTGATCTAAATTTCCGTTTTCGTCCACGTTTTTGTCAATCTTGAGGATTTCCGGAAACTCAACATCAAACCACACTGATGTAATCTTGTCTTTCGGATCAATGACAACATTGCTATCGCAGTATATTTGACATGTACTCAGCACTTCTTGACCCACGCCTGTTCGGATAAGCTTCTCACTGTTTTCTATCCTAGCCAAAAACTCTGAAATATCAAAATATGAGTAACTCACATGTACTGTGCCACCTGAAGGAATTGTGCTAAGCTCCGTCCGTGCGATTTCACCAGTGTCATTGTCAACTGTGTAGTCATCATTGATATCGTACTCGACTTCGCCGTCAACGCTTGTAACAAGCACTGTTCCAGGTTTCAAATCAATGTGTAACGCTACAGCTTCTTGATCTGTGAGGACAACACTTTGGTTTGCAACGGCATGCTCCCATATATAATCGTTGTGATCATCACGATCCACGTAAGCATACCGTTTGACAACCTGCTTACACATCTTTTTCAGCTCTGGGTGCATCTCATCACCCCCTACATGTCATCTTCAGGTGTGCTATCCGGAAGTTTTTGCTTCATGATACCACGCTTGAATGCTGGTTGTACGTTATCTGCGTCACCTTCATTGATGGCTTTATCACTTCTGCTTTGACCACCCAAATAAGGCAAAACAAACTTGGTCATTTGATTCCTTAATGTTTTGGCTAAAGCTGCATATTTAGCTGCTTTATCACCGAATGTAATGGTAAGATTACCAATCTTCTTGCTCTCAGCTTCTCCGGCAAATCTGGCAGCAAGCACTTCACAACAGTTTATGGCTGTCGCTTTGTACGTGCCATAAATGCCAAGCATTGCACTTATTTCCTCGTCTTGGAACATAGCATTGTCTGTGTTCGTGTCTTGAATAAAGAATCTTACTTTATCCAAGTCCGTGTCCAATGTTGGATCGTAAGTTGCTGCCATATCGTCACCTACTTCCATGCTTTAATCCAAAAACAGGACAGCAGCCATAATGCCGCTGCCCTGTTCTATTTATTGGTATTATGCGTCTGCAGTGATCCTTACGACGTTTGTGCCATCGTTCCAGACAATTGCTCTCTTGCCAGTGGCTACAACAGTAGTAGTACCTGCTGCATTCATGACAGTACATGCTTGTCCTGACTGATTGTCAATCAGATACATTTTCTTGGTATCAACATTGAGAATCAGATTGAATCCAGCGTCTCCTGCACCAGTGAGTTTAACGACATCTGTCTTTCTTTCAGTTACAGTAAGAGTGATGTCTACGTGTCCTGCACCAATGTCCTTGGCAACTTCGTTCAGACTGCCGTACAAAGCACCATTGATTATAGGTGCTGTCAACGTTTTGTTGATCAGCGTTTGTACTCCGGCAAGTGTCACTGCTGTTCCAGAAAGTCCACTTAATGTCACAATATTTGTGCCATCATTCATGACAATCCCAACAGAGCCATCAGCCACAGCAACAGTTGCTCCTGCAGCATTTTTCAATGTTGCAATTTGACCGCTTTCATTAACAACAACATAGAAATTCGTCCAAGCTACATTGAAAATGACATTGAAACCAGCGTCTGCAGCTCCTGTAAGGAATATGATATTGCATTTCATCTCTTCGTTGGTCAATGTTTGGTCAAGATGTCCAGTCCCAAGGTCTCTGGTGACTATATTGAGCTTTTCAGGGATGAGTTTGCCTACCAATGCTTTGCCTTTTGTTATTCTGTTCATTCCTCAGTCAACCCCTTTCCACCGCTATCATCGGTTATTTCCACTTCATCGGGATGTTCGGCAAGATAGTGAATCTCCAGCGTTTCCTGGCTGTCAAACATTCGATCACAAAGTTCGCACTTGACAGGCTTGGCTTTCTTACCAAGCTCTGTCAAGTACCTCAATTTGATCAGTTTGTCAATAAGTTTGTAACCGTCACCAGTCACGACTTCACCAACTGAACGCTGTATACCTGCATCCATAAATTTTTTATTAACCAGATACACAGTAACCCCTCCTTATCTCTGTGCTGCTATTCTTACGATATAGCAGTAGTGAAGAACGCACCCATGTCAGCAGCAACAAGTCTGCAGTCATAAGCTCCCTGTCCTTCAACCCTGTCGCTTTCAAGATGTTCCATACGGAAGTTCTTGATAGCTGTAGCATAGCCCATACCGGACAATCCTTTCCAAGCAAAGGTGTAACCAGCAGAAGGTGTAAGCAAACCAGGATTTGGTGCGCTGTAAACCAGCAATGCGCCTCTCGACATAACCCATGAGTAAGCATCAAGTGCAGCACCTTCGTTGTTAGTAGCGTAAACACCACCAGCAACAAGCACTCTGTCAACTTCAAACAGCTTGGCAAGCATGTCAGATGTAATAACCTGAGATGATGTATACTTGTATCTGTCGATGATGTCAGGATGACTCTTAAGGACTTCAAAAACGTCCTCAGACAGAATCAAGGTGTTAGGCTTGAATCCAGTAGTTCCTTTGATAGCCATTCTGCCATCTTTGATGTCAGTAACAGGATCAGATGAAGTGTAATCATCCCACTGTACAAACTGACCAGCACCAGGATTGTTAGCAACACCAGCAAAGTTGTTGCCCCAAATAGCAGGTCTGAAATAGCTGTTCGCCCACACTCTTTCTCTCCTGATCAGTAATCTCTGTGTTACGAACATAGTGGCGTCTCTGTCAACATCAAGTGCTGCATCGGCGTTTGATCTCACCTGATCAGGGATATCCTTGTGGTATGCATATACTCTACAAGAATATGTGTTGGTTGAATCTACCCTGTAGCCTCCACCAGCAGACTCAGTTCCAGGAGCACGCTGTTGTGCTTCATCCCTGAACCAGTCATTCTTGGTGTAAACCCAATAGATGTCGGTCTGTTTGTCAACCGGAACAACGGGAAACACCTTATCTGCGATGAAATCTGCCTGTGACTGGATATATGCCACAGATATGTTAGTCAAAGGCGCGTTAACATGGACAGCTGACGATGTCGGCTGTGCCTTTGCGATGTTTTGTCTGTTCTCAGCCATTTATTTTCACTCCTTCCAGTGATTCATGATTTTAAGTTAACTCCTTGATTACGGCGTTTATAACACTTTCAAATTACGATCCAGATTGGATGACAGGTGTTGCACAATTGATGAGTGCTGAAGCAATTTCACCTACTCCTGCGCCCTGAATTACCTGTCCACAGTAATAAAGGTCATTAGCGCCATCAGGATCAATGACATCAGCTGCGCCACCAACTGCAGTACCTATCAAGTTACCAGCAACCAAAGGTGCTGCACCAGCAAGAATCTTGGTAATGCCATCAACCTGTACTTCAGCTGCAAGTCCGGCTGCTGGATTGTTCTGCAGCACTCCACAGGGAATATCTGTGACTGCTGCACATGGGACTACTGTGTTGTCAGCGCTGATCATAACGAAATGATACTGTGCAAGCGCAAGGTTTGCACCTGCTATTGCTGTAATTTTCTTGCCCTGATTTTCATAAGCCATGGATTTTCACTCCTTTCAGTGATTCATGATTTAAATTAAACACACGCTCCTATTAGTGTGCCTGGCAATCTTACGCTTTGCCAGTGTAAATTGCGTACAATTTGTGTCCTTCTGCCGTTTTCATGACAGACTCAATTGCCTGTGCCAACGTCTTGTCATCACCCTTGGTAACCCTTGCGTTAGCAAGCTCTGTGATCTGTGCCCATGCATCATCTTTGGATACCGCCATTGTTTCACCTGAAGATGACCCCAGTTCGGTGAATAGCGCACCCTTGGCAATAGCTTCGTTTGCTGCTTTCAGAACTGCTTCAACCTTGGTATATGCCTCCGGAGACACTGAAGCTATGCTTTTCAGCACTGTACCGAACTCTTCAGCCTTAATACCAAGTTTGTCAAACTGTGAAGCCTTTGCGACGTACTCAGTTGTCAATTTCTCATCAGCCATTTTGGCGACCTGCTCAGCCAACTGCTTGTTCTGTGTAGTTGTGTCTTTCAGGATTTTTACAACCGCCTCAGGCAGTCCTTTGTAAATATCCTCCGCTCCTTCAGCGCT